GGGCGGTAGGTCTTTTAAACTTTTCAACCTACTGCTCCTTAGTTTTAATTATGAACTAAGGAATCTCAATGGCAAGTGAAGTCGATATATGTAATTTAGCACTCTCTCATATTGGAGCAAGCGCTACCATTTCAAGTTTAACAGAGGCCTCAGAAGAAGCCTTTCATTGTAACTTACTTTATGCTGATGCTCGTGACGGCATATTACGCTCATTCCCTTGGGGATTTGCAACACGTCACCTAGCACTTTCTGATGTTGGAACGCCACCAGGTAACTGGGCTTATCGCTACAGTTATCCAAACGACTGTTTGTTTGCAAGGGAAATACTTCAAACAAATGAAGTTGCTGGTAGTAACAACCCTATTGAGTACGAGATTGCACTAAGCGATACTCTAGACTCTAAGGTCATATTAACCAACCAGGAAAAAGCAACCCTAATTTATACCGCACAGGTTACGAACACTCTCGTGTTTGAGCCTATGTTTATTATTGCTCTAGCTTGGAAGATGGCAAGTGAAATTGCTATCCCAATTACAAGAGACGAAAAGAGCATGAACAATGCGTATCAGATGTATCTATCTACGCTAAGTGAGGCCAAGACATATAACGCTAACGAGTCTCATCTTGATAAAAGAAATGCTGAGGCAAGTTGGATAACAGGACGTAGTTAATGCCTGTATCTACGATGCAGCCTTCATTCTCAGGTGGTGAGTTAGCGCCATCACTCCACGCTCGTGTTGACCTGGCTAAATACGCAACAGGTTTAAAGACGTGTCGTAACTTCTTAGTCCAGGCGCATGGTGGTGTTGCCAATAGATCAGGCACTAAGTTTATTGCGGAAACAAAGAACTCAGCAAAGACAACACGACTTATTCCATTTGAATTTAATACCACACAAACCTATGTTCTAGAGCTTGGTCATTTAACTCTAAGAGTCATTAAAGATGGTGGCCTTATATCATTAGCTGCTAATCCTCCAGCGTATGCAGGAAGTAGGTCTTACGATATTACTGAAACAGATAGTACCGATGTTAATTACCCTTTTGTAAGGCACAGTAACGTCAACTATATTTTAGTCTCAGGAACTGGACTTAATGTTACTCCAGGAAGTAATGCTGCTATTTGGCATGCATTGACTGGACTAATTATTGAGATACCAACAGTCTATACAGATGCTCAGTTAAAAGACGTTAACTTTACTCAGTCTGCTGACATTATGACTCTTGTTCATCCATCACATCCAGTACAAGAATTGAAACGCTATTCACATTACGCCTGGGATTTAGTTCCAGTTTCATTTGGCACAGCAATGACTGCTCCAGCAAACGTAGCGGTAACTAGGCAGGAGTATGACTCCGACAAAACAGAGACCACGTATTCGTATGTTGTAACCTCTGTTAAAACAGAGACAGGTGATGAGTCCGTTGCTTCAAGTGCAGCCTCAGTTGCTAATAACAATCTTAGTAATACAGTAACCAATACAATTACTTGGAATGCTGTAAGTGGTGCCGATAGTTATAACGTCTATAAGTCACGCGGTGGTATCTACGGCTTTGTTGGAAGAGCGACTGGAACTACCTTTAAAGATGACAACATTGAGTCTGACTCTAACGACTCACCCGCAATAGCACGAACCTTATTTAATACAACAAACGAGTACCCAGCAACAGTAAACTACTACCAGCAGCGCTTAGTCTTTGGTCAAACCAACAATGACCCACAAAAGATTTATATGTCTCAGACGGGTAACTACCATAACTTTAATATCTCAGAGCCTTTGCGAGATAGTGATGCGGTAACCTTTACTATTGCTGCAAACCAAGTAAATGAAATACGACATTTAGTTCCTCTAAGTGATCTAATTATTCTTACCTCAGGTGGTGAGTGGTTAATGACTTCGCAAGACGGCGTAGTCTCACCATCATCCGTTCAAGTAAAGCCACAAGGTTATCGTGGCTCCGCAATAGCCCCGCCAATTGTTATTGGTAACACTATTATTCATTTGCAATCAAAGGGCGGCATTATTCGTGACCTGGCGTTTGCACTTGAGTCTGATTCTTATACTGGTAACGACTTAACTGTATTGGCTAATCATTTGTTCGCAGGCAAAACAGTAAAAGAATGGGCCTACGCTCAGGCGCCGCACTCTATTGTTTGGGCAGTATTAAGTGATGGAACCTTGGCGGCCCTAACCTACATGAGAGAACATGAAGTATGGGGTTGGTCAAGGCACGATACTGACGGCACCTTTGAGTCTGTTTGTACGATTGCTGAAGGTGACGAAGACGCTACCTATTTTGTTGTTAAACGAACAATTGGAGGCGCTACCAAGAGATACATAGAACGCCTTAATACGAGAGTATTTGCTACTGTAGCGGACGCTTTCTTTGTTGATAGTGGTTTGTCTTATGACGGCACTAATACTGCTGCAACAACGCTAACGCTTTCGTCAACTGGTTCGACCTGGACGCACGCTGAAACCTTTACGCTAACAGCTAACGCGTCTACTTTTGTTTCAGGTGACCCAGGCAATACCTTTACCTTAACCATAGGCACAGATACATTAGTGTGTACTGTCCAAGCGTACACCAGCGCAACAGTTGTAACTGTAAAAGCAGGACGTGATGTTCCCGCAGCATTTAGAGCAGTAGCAACTGCAATATGGTCAAAAGGTGTAGACAGTATCTCAGGAATGGGACATCTTGAAGGCAAGACTATATCGATTTTAGCTGACGGCAACGTAGAAGCTCAAAAGGTAGTTTCATCAGGCGCTATAACCATTTCCAATCCAGCCAGCAAAATACACTTGGGCCTGCCAATTCAGTCCGATATACAAACGCTTAACCTGGAGCTTGGGCCGCCAACGCAGCAGGGTAAGAAAAAGAGTATTGCGGCGGTTACATTACGCGTTGAAGAGTCAAGAGGCGGCAAGATTGGTTATGACAAAGACCACTTAACAGAATTTAAACAAAGAGCTTATGAGCCATACGGCACAGCAACGTCATTAAAGACAGGTGATATTAAGGTTACCTTGCCAGCAACCTGGAAAACAGATGGATCAATTTTTTATAGACAAGAAGACCCGCTACCTATGACGTTATTAGCTGTTATTCCTGAGGTTAGTCTTGGCGGATAAGATTGAAATTAGAGAAGTAGAAGACGGCGATATTGCAGTCCTGGTTCGTAATATGCGTAAGCATGATGTACAAGAAGTTAATGCAGCCACTCGTATGGGCGTTAGGACTGCGGTAGAGACCTCCGTTAGCCTGTCAACTTATGCCAAGACAGGGTTAGTTAATGATGAGCTTGTTTGTATGTGGGGAGTATGTCCAATATCACTTCTTAGCAGCTCAGGTTCGCCTTGGATGTTAGGCACAGATTTAATAGAAAAGAAACAACGAATATTTCTTAGAAGGTCTAAGCCTTGGCTTGACGATATAAGAAAAGATTACAAGCATTTAGAAAATCACGTTGACGAAAGAAATACCTTATCAGTCAAGTGGCTTAAATGGCTAGGATTTGAAATGAATAAGGCAGCGCCATACGGCGTTAATGGTGAGCCTTTTCATAAATTTACAATGGAGACGTAGTATGTGTACCCCGATGTTAGGCATGATGTTTCAGGCTTTAGGAGCTATATCTCAGGCTCGCGGCCAAAGACAAGCTGCTGCGGCTAAAGCAGCCGAATATGAATACCAGGCAAAGGTTGATGATAACAACCGTAAAGTAGCTCTTTGGAAAGCACAAGATGCTCAAGATAGAGGCGCTAAAGAAGAGGCCTCTTTAAGAATGAAAGTTGCAGCGCTTAAAGGCAGACAGAAAAGCGCCCTGGCAGCAAGTGGAGTAGAACTTGGTGATGGTTCAGCCCTGGACATCTTAGGTGATACAGCAGCTTTAGGTGAGTTAGATGCATTAACAATTAGATCAAATGCAGAGCGCGAAGCCTACGAGCAAAAAGTAAACGCTAGTAATTTAGCAGCTAACGCTGGAATGAAACGAATGGGAGCCGCCAACTCGTTAATTGCTGGAAAGATTAACGCAACAACATCATTATTATCAGGCGCTGGCTCAATTGCTAGTAAATGGCAATCATACGAATACGGATAAGGAATAACAATGGCAACAGTCCCTCAATATCAACAAGGTCAAGTTAAAGATAGCGCAGTAAGCGGTGGCTTTCAACAAATACAAACCAACTCAGATGCATTTGGAGCGAGTATAGCCCAAGCTAATATTGGTCAAGGACAAGCAATTAGTCAAATAGGCGAGCAAGCCTGGCAGCAAGCATTTAAACAAAGAGATAAGTTTGACCAGGCTGTACTTAAAGACCAGGACAATCAACTGCAAACCTATATTAGAGAGACGATGGATGACCCAGGTGGTTATTTAACTTTAAATGGTAGAGCTGCGTTAGACCAAAAAGCAATTGTAGAAAAAGCTCTTGAAGATAGGATGAAGCTCTTAGGTAAAGATGTAGACCAAAGAATATTACAGCAATGGAAAACAGTTGCTAACCAAAGAATTCAAACAGCATTTGGAAGAATTAGTAAACACTCAGCAACACAAACAACTAATTACTATAACCAAGTATCAGACTCAAGAATTGCTGGCGCTTTAAATGATTCAATTACAAACTGGTCAAGCGAAGCTGAAAGAGAAAAATACATCAACTTTGGACTTAATGAAGTTAACCAAAAGATAGAGAGATTGTTTGGTATTACCCCAAATACAACAGATGAAGCTAGTAAAGACATTCTCGATTCAGCGCGTATGGAATTTACTTCGCCAACACATACTGGAATTGTCGAAAAATATTTAGCAGCCAATGATTATGATGGCGCAAACACATACTACACAATTCATAAAAGTGAAATAAAAGCAGACGCCCAGCTTGCCTTACAAAAAGCTATTGAATCTAATACAAGAGACGGCCAAGTTGCTGATGAAGTGTCCCGCATATGGAACACACCTGACATATCCGATACTGAAATGATTGATATGGCGCTCAAGATTGGCGATGCTGACCTTGCTGCAAGCGTGCGTGCTAAATTAGAACATGCTCAGGGCTATCGAGACCAGGAAGAAAACCAGGCAGAAACTGTAGCAGATGACGAAGCTCAAAGATTGGTAACGAGTCAAGGATATATAGAAACTGATCAAGTTCCTAGAGAAATATGGAATGCAATGTCAGCAACGGGTCAAGCAAATATGACTAGTAATATGAAAGTAGAAGCTAATCGAGTACGAACCGAAGCCCATAGAGTTGCTAAAGACAATGTTTATTCTCTTTATGTGTCCAATCGACTTGATAGAAGTAACCCTGGGCCAACTGTAGCTGACATTTTAAAAATGAGTGGTACTGAGCAGTTAGCTTTCTTTGATAAGCGTGAAAACGATGCTGCAAGAGAAGACACCGAAATAGAAGTTGATGCTTACAAAGCGGCTAAAAAACTGCAAGTAACTGGCACGCTCTACAAAGATATGCCAAAAGAGATTACCGACTTATTAACAGGTGACGCAATACAGCTCCTTCAAGACCGACAGAAAGTAAATGTTGAGCGTCTTGAGACTGCTGCTTATAACGATGGCATTTCATTAATCGAACAAGGTCAAGAAGTCCCTGATGAGTTGTTGTTTAAGATGGATGGCATTCAAAGACTGGCTATTAAAAAAGAAGGTGAAACTTTTGAAAGCACCGCAGAAGCTGCTGCTTACGATAAGTTACTAGGTCATTTATTAATACCAGGTAATAATTTAGATAGTGCTGCGGAAGCGGGATTAACTAAAGGCGTGAGTAATTATCATTTAACCAATATTACAAATGCTGAGAATACAACAAAATCAGCTCAAGCAAAAATTGACAAAACAATTTCAGAGATGAAAAACTATGTCAAGTTAATTGACCTAGCGCAATCAGATTACTCAGGGTTTGCGGCAAACTGGGAGGCGAATAAAGAAGATTATGCTCTAGCAATATCTGAAACAAATTGGAAACAGTTAGACGAGATGAGCAGAAATCCAACAACAGCTAAATCTATATTTACTCGAAGAGAAATGGTCTTTTCAACACTAGATGGTTTAACAACAGGCCAATCATCTTGGTATTTTATGGGTAATCAAACATCAATAAGTGGCGATGCTAAAGACTTAGTTATAAAAGACGGCGAAGATGGTGACAATGTCAGAGGTTTTATAGATGAAATAGATAGGCGAGTACAAGCCTGGACAGATGAAAATGCTGGCAAGCCTGTTAGTGACCAACAATTTAAAATTATTCTTTCAGATGTTGCGTCCGACAAAGTTTTTTATGATGACGCTGGAGCTAACAGTCAATTACCAGCTTCGTTTATTAGTGCTGATGAAAGAGAGGATGCTTATGTCAATATTGGCGGGGAAAGAATTTCTTTAAGTGAAAATACTGTTCGTGACGAGCTTATTGTTGAAATGCAAAAGTTAGGAATGGAAATAACAGAACAAAAAATTATGCAGCTCTATATCGAATGGAAGGCTGGTAATTTAGATTTATCTATAGGTGCTGAACTATGAGCCTTGAAATAAAAACAGGTTTTATGACAGCAGCCGAACTTGAAGAGCTTGACAAGAAAAAGAAAGCTGCTTCAGGCTTAACTATTGCTCCAACTGCTGGGCCTAAAATTGATATAGCTACAGCTCAATCTAAAGTAGGTACAGAGATTACAGTTACTCCGCCTACGCCTAAACCTGACTTTAAACCTTTTGTTGCTAATGATTTAGCCAGCTTTATGTCCACGCAGCAACCTGATCAAAAAACTACAACGGCCCCAGGCAATAGTGGTGTTGCAAATTTTATGGAAGCTCGAACAGCTAAACAAACAAATTTGCTTCAGCAGACAATTAATATTGCCTCGATGAATCAGCCTGATAGAGAAGCAGAAATACTAAGAGTATCGAAAGAATTTAACATAGCGCCAAGTATAGTCAAAACAAATCTTGCAGAGTTGCAACGCAAATCCACGTTAATGAAAATTGATTTTGAGACCCTTCAAGCTACTAACCCAATACTCTCAGACCAACTTAAAAACATTTCTTTTGCTAACGTAGCGCATGATGATTTAGAAGCCTTAGGCAGTATAGAAAGTGCTTTTAAGTGGGTTAAAGAAGGAGTTATAGAAGCTCCTGAAAATGCTTCAAGTGGTTGGGATAGTGGAAGCGCTATTTATGACCTTGGTAAATTAGGCACACAAATTAGAAATAGTGGTGGTGAGATAACGCCTGACTTACAAGCGCAAATAGATAGCCTTCATGAAATTTTAAAATCAAGTGAAGGTGATGGTTTTATTAACTCCGCAGCTCAAATTCTAGCAACAATGTATCCAGGTACAAGAGATGCTGCTGTTGAGGCTAGTGGTTTTGCTTTAGGTGTTGCGGGTACAACTTTTGTAACAGCAGAAATGATGACAGGGCCACTTATGTTTACGCCTGACCCAAGTGACGCATTAATTGTTGCTGGTTCTGCTGCTACAGGAATGGCTGCATTTGGGCCAAAGATGTGGACAGGAATGGCTGAAAATGCCTTTGATATTGAAGGCGGTATTTCTTATTTAGATTTAATAGAGATGGGCGCTACCCATGAGAATGCTAATAACATTAGTGTGGTAGTGGGTTCTGTCAATGCTGCGCTTGAAATGGTTAGTGTTAGTGTAGTTAGTAAGCCTTTTCGTAAAGCATGGACGAAGTTTATTGGTAATAAAGTAACCAATCAAATGACAAGAGGCGGTCTTTATAAAGATGTATTGGCAGCTTATTTTCTTAATATTGGCGTAGAAACAGGAACAGAAGTAATACAAGAAGTTGTTAATA